CGGCGGTCGGATCCACAACGTACTGGGCCTTCCAGTTGCTGGTGCCCTGGAGATAGCGACGGCGCATGGCCACGGCAAAGATCGGTTCGATGCCGCTGGTGGTGCCGGCCAGGATCGAGATGGTGCCGGTGGGGGCGATGGCCCGGTACTTCACAGGGTGAGGCACCCCGATGTTGTAGGCCAGCTCATCGGCGCCACGTTCGCTCTCGTCCCGATAGGTGGCACACCACTGGCGCAGCTCATCGTTCATGCCGTACTTGTAACCTCGTTTGAGGAGCCACTCATGTAAGCCCATGACTCCCACCCCAATCTGCGGGGTTGTCCTTCTGACCTGGCGACACTCCTCGTAAGGCAGGTGGGCCTCCATGGATCCGCACATCAGGAACTTGGATGCCATGTAGGTGACGAAGGCCAGCTCCTGGATGGTCTCGATGCGGCTGAAGTTGACAGCGCACAGGTTGCAGACGGCGCTGTTCCGTTTGGTTGTGAACTCACAGCAGGCATTCCTGCCTACGTCATCGGCGAACCGTCCGAAGTTGAAGGCCATCCCGGGCTCCCCGTTGGTACACATCTGGGTCACGATCTGGTTCCAGAGGTTCATGTCCGGGTTCTCCAGGAAAGCATCGTCGAAGCACACGCTGATGTTGGTGTGGTCGAGGGGCGCCCGGTAGCTGTAGTCCCGGGCCTTCATCTCCTGGATTTCCTTGGACCAGTTCTTCGCCCGGATGAACTCTTGGATATCCGGGTGGTTCCAGGGGAGCCCAGCCCACAGGGCAGAGCGGCGGCTGCCACCCTGCTGCACACTGGCACCGATCCCGTCAAGCATATAGACAAGGGGGATCGGCCCGGAGGCTACCCCGCCAGTGCGGCTGAGAGCGGCACCACGGGGGCGCAACTTGCCATAGTAGACTCCCACCCCTCCCCCGCACATCAGGGCATTGGTGGCGTCTCCTGCGAGTTTCGCCCATCCTTCACGGGTGTCTTCTGCAATCATGGCAAAGCAGTTGTTGAATGCCTTCACGGGTCTGCCGGCATAGTAGAGGTAGCGGCCGGCCGGGACGAACTTCATGGTCTCGATGAGATAGGCGATGGTGCGGACGTCATCCTGGTGCATCCACCGCCCACACACATCATGGGCCAGGGTCTGGGCTATGGCCTCCCAGGTCCCACACCAGGGGTGGGCGTACTTCTGCTGGAAGATGTCCCTTCCGAATGTCGTTCTGAATGTCATACTCCTCCCTCCAATTCCTTCAGGATGTTCACCCCGCCGGTTGAGCCGAAGCCCTTCTCTCCACGTTTGGTGGGGGTCAGGTAGTTGGCGGTCTGTAGGCGCATCGGCATGTAGGCCATCAGGATGACCTGGATGATGCGGTCACCCTTCAGGATCTGCCAGCGATGCTGGGTGTTGTTGATGATGATGGCCTTGATGGTCCCACGGTAGTCGCTATCGATGACCCCCGGGCTGTTGGCCAGGTAGTTAGGATAGTGGATCGAGAGACCCGAGCGCTGGCGAACGTCCAGGAAGTAACCCTCCGGGATATTGAAGGCGATGCCCGTGTCCACCAGGACGGTCTCACCCGGCCAGACCTCGATGTCGTGGGCCGCGGCCAGGTCCATGCCGGCAGCGCCGGGGGTTTCATGGCAGGGGGTAGGCATACGATTGTCGGACTTGGTGATGGGGATGGTCTGCCAATTAGAAATCATTGTTCTCCTCCGTTTCGATTTCAGGAAATTCGGGGACGATGGGCCGCAGGCGGCCGGTCGCATAGTTGTACTTGAGGGTGTCTGCCTCACCTTTCTTGCCGGTGCGGCGGTTCTTCAGGACCAGCAGGTGACTCTCGTCCATCTCGGGGTCATTCCAAATCCCGATGACCGAATCGGAGAGCTGCTCCAGGGCAGCCGATCCTCGGAGGTCAGTCAGGGAAGGCTTGCGCCCCTCGGCCCAGGTCTTGCCGGTGCCTTGGGGTCTCTTGAGATGCGCGATGGCCAGCAGACCAATGCCCGTCTCTTCCACCAGGGACCGGAGCTTGGTCATCAGGACGTCGATGGTCTTGCGCTCGTCCCCGCCGATGTCCAGGCCCGAGACGACGATGTTGATGTGGTCGAGGACCACCCACTCGCACTGCTCACCAACAGCCAGGTAACGGACCTTGCCGAGCAGAACGTCAATCGCGCTCGATCCCCAGTGGTTATAGAAATGAAAGTTGCCCGAGCTGAGTATCTGCCGGTACAGGGCGGTGATAACTTCGGGCTCCAGCTCATCCATCTGGTAGGGTGGGAGGTTCTTGGCGATAGCCAGGTGGCGCATGGCTGCCTCCCGGAGGCTATCCTCCAGGGCCAGGATGCCCACCTTCGCCCCGTGGCGCATGGCCAGGTCGTGTGCAATTTCATGGACGGCGGTGGACTTGCCCATCCCGGAGGGTCCGGTGAACAGGTAGATGCGCTTCTTTGTGAACCCATTGTGCAGCTCGGAGAGCTTCGGGTAGACGATGTCGATGCCGGGCTCGGGCTTCTCCAGCAGCACACTCAGCAGGTCCTTGCCGTTGACGATCCCATCGGGTCGCCAGCTCTCGGCGTTGTAGGTGGCATAGAGGAGCTTCTTCGCACCGTGGGTCTTGAGCATCTCGTTGGCATCCTTGCAGCCATCGAAGCGCATGACCCGGACCTTCCCCGGGGTGAACAGGGGGGCGGTCTTGGCGATAGCCTCATGCCCGGCCTTGTCATCATCGAATGCCAGGATGATGTCGCCAAAGGATTCGACCCATTCGAGGTTGTCGGTCAGAGCCTTGACGGCACCGGCCGCACCCGAGGGCAGGCTGACCACCGGCCACCGGCAGTCCATGGTCTGGGCTACCGAGAGGCAGTCGATCTCCCCTTCGGTGATGATGACCCGCTTACCCCCTGACTTCCAAAGGTGCTGGCCAAACAGCTCAACCCCCTTGGCTTCGCCCTGCCAGATGAACTCTTTGTCCTCGGCGAAGCGGATGTGCTTGGCGACCACCTCACCCCCCTTGCGGTAGGGTGCGATGTGGACCGGCTTGCCATCCCACATATCAACGGCATAGCCGTAGTGCTTGCAGGTCTCGACGAACAGGCCGCGGGACTTGATGGGCCTGAACGCACCAGTGGTGTCCTCCGGGATGGCCTCGGCCGGGTCCTCTTTGGGGAGGCCGGTGGCATCAGCATGAGGGACGTGCTCTTTACAGACGAAGCAGTAGCTGTGACCGTCATCGTAGATGGCCACCCCATCGGACGACCCGCATGCGTTGCAGGGCAGTCCTCCGGTTACAAGATTGGACTCTGATTCCATGGTCTCTCCCAAAAAAAAAAGCCCCTGCCGCCAGAACCTCGGGGAGAGGACCGGCAGCAGGGGCTTAGGGTTGGTAGCGGGGGTCTTACTTGAACATGCAGTACTCGGCGTAGCGTTTCCCGTTGTGGGCATGCTTCCAGAAGGTTCCGATGTCGTGACCATCACACCGCAGGCGGCGGATGACTTCGCTCAGACGGTAGACCTGAAACTCATGCAGCGCTTTCAAGTTGGTGATGCCTTTACCGGCGCGGAGGTAATCAAGGACGGCTTGCTTCTGAGTCATGTGGGTGTGCTGTTTCATTTGTCGTTTCCTTTCATGAGTTTATGGGCGGCCTCCATCCGGGGGGCCTGCGGTTGTTCGTCGATCCATGCTTGGGGTATCTCCCGGTGGGCCCACTGGAATCCATGCTTCTCACACCATGCGGCGTGGCTTGTCTTGCTGCCCTTGTAGATTTTGTCGTAGGCATTTGAAAATACAAAGCGGATGTCCAGGTCGGGGTACTGTGCTTTGACCAGGAGATGCTTCTTGCGGTCGGCGCTATCGAACACGCCTTTGGTTTCGATCAGGATTCCGTTGTGCTTCAACAGGAAGTCCGGGGTGTAGTGCCGATCCTGGGCGGGCTGGACGAACGGGATGCTGACCTGTTCGTAGCACACCGGCACCCCCCGGGACTTGAGGTCATCTGCTGTGACGTCCTCAAGCCCCGAGCGGTAGGCACTGCGAGTTTGGCGGGCTTTCTTACCTCCGCCAGTAGCCCGTTTCCGGTACTTGTTGTAGCGGTAGCCAGGTCTCAGTTAGAACTCCTGGCCTTCGGGGATGTCACTGCCGGCCTCGGCGGACTCGAAGGATTCCTCTTCGTATTCATAGGCATCCTCGTCGGAGCAGGTACCGAAGCCAAAGGCACCAGCACCACCACCATCATAGGCTTCGAGCTTCTTGATCTGAACAGCATTCAGGTAGAGGGCCACGCCCGTCTTCTTCAGACCAGCCGCACGGTAACAGCTCGGGCTCATGTTGACCGAGACGATGGAACCGTTCCCGATCTTGAGCTTCTTGGGGTCGACCAGCTTGCCGCGGGAGTCGAAGACCTTGGGGGTGAGCTTCTTGATTTCACCGGTCTTCTTGTCCTTGTACTGGGCCTGGGTCTTGATGCCGACCAGGCAGAAGCCGGTCTCATCAGCGGTCTCAGCGTCCAGCTCGACGGCATAGTTGGCGGTCGTGACAATGTCACCCTGCTTCTTGATGTCGATGGGCTTCAGGCCCTTCAGCTCATGGGCGACACCCAGGGCCGTCAGGTCATCGAGGGCCTTCAGGAACGGGTGGTCTGCAGGTACGCGGAGCGTGAGCTTGTATTCACCCTCGGCCTTGAACTTCGTTGACGTCACGGCCAGGTAGATCCACTGCGCCGGGAAGTAAGGGGTGACCAGCTTCGCTTTCTTTTCCGCACCAAAATCGTACTGCTCATAGGCTTCGAACATGGTTGTCAATCTCCTCTAAGTTATCGATTACATTATAGTTGAGGCACTCACCCACATGCAGCGGGGTGTCCTCGTCGATGGTGGTCGGGTCGATGTCGTAATCCAGCAGCATCAACCAGGTGTCTGCCATCAGGCAGTCAAGGGTCTTCATTTCGTAGCGGGCACGGCGGATGACAGCCTGGATGCTCGGGCGATTCTTGCTCATGGGTTCCTCCAGTTTAGTGTCCGTAATTGGATACGGTGCCTAATGTATTTATGCAAAGAAATAGGTGGACTCCAAGACCCGGCGAACATCCCATCCGAGCTGGGCCGGGGGCGGATCGATCTTCTCGGCAATGTCAGCCGGCAGTTGAGCGATGAGTTGCTCATAAAGATCCGCCAGCAGGTTGGTCTCGGCGTACATCTCGACGAAAGCCTCGCGGATGCAGGCATGCAGGGCATCCGTATCGCAGGCCCAGGTTCCGTAGGAGTCATGGACCAGGGCGAAGGCATCAATCCCGTACTTCTCGGAGGCCTTCAGGATGGTCAGCATCAGGTGGCTGGCATCGAGGGAGTGGATGAAGTTGGGGGCTGATCCTGAGACCATGCCGGCTTTGTCCACTTCACCGGGGATGTCCTTCTGGACGTTCATTTGAATGCGGGTACCCCCCCATGAGGTGTCGATGCGGATGGCCTTGGACTTGAGCTTCACCTGAACCGTTTTAAACCCTGTCGGTGTCGTCCAGAAAATTTCCTTGTCAGCCAGGGCAGCCACTCCGAAGGCCTTCTGAATCCACTCCATAGCATCAAGGGCTGCGACCACCACCTTGCGGATGGATTCCCTGTTCAGGGTGGCCAGGTACTTGGCCGCCTGGTAGGTGTTCACATCCTTCCCCAGGTAGGGGGTCTTGTGCTTCGCTTCGTACTTGTCCAGGTGCTGCATCATCTGCTTGATGAATCCCTGCAGGGTCGCCCCGTAGGGGAGGGTCATCACGTTGCGCTTTGTCTCCGACCGACCGACTTTGCCGTGCCAGAGTATAGCTTCCTCACATAAGTCCCCCTCAATATGCTGGTTCACGACGTCGGCGACCAGTTGGTAGATGTCGCTCGGCTTATCGCCAGGTTCCAGGTTGGTAGCCACTGCTCCAACCGGATCCCGCAGCAGAGCTGAGAAATGCTGCAGGCCATTGCAGGTGCCATCCATGGCAACCGGCAGGTGGCTGATGAAGGTCACCCCCTCTCGTTTGTAGCCGGCCCATTCCCGGGCGAAGGCGTAGAATTTGAAGGGGTCGTCGGCTTTCTCCCAGAGCCGCAGCCCGTCGAGGGGGTTCTCCGCGGAGTCCAAAATCTCAGACTCATGGTCCCTCACCCAGGCGATGCGGTCGTCGTTCGAAACCTTATCAACCCCAAAACAGTTGGCACCGTGAACTGCCAGCCAGTAGGCACCCCGCTCACCGAGGGGCTTACCATCGGCGAACTTGAGCAGGGCCTTCCCGGAGTCATCCGACTGTGGGCTCATCCAGTTGACAATCGGGTAGAGCCGTGACCGGTAGTCCAGGTTCCAGGGAAAATAAAAGCGGTCGTACTTCAAGAAATCCGTTGCGGTCTGGATCTTATAGGATAAGGCAACCCTCAAGCCGGTCTCCTTGTGCCAGGTGTCATGCACATGGGAGGTCTTGCGCTTCCACTCGGTGAAGCGGTTTATCGG